GCCTTGGGTACTCGCTCCCGTCCAAAGGGGAATCGTCCCCGCCGTTCCTGAACCCGTGATTCCGCCCGTGCCGACTCCCGTGAGAGATTTCCACGTTGTTCCGTCATAGCCCTCAAAATCTGACCCCGTCCAACGAACCGTCCCCGCCGAGTTGTACGTGTTTGTGCCGAGTTTAATCGCATTTGAGAACGTGGAGTCTACTCCTGACTGAATTGTAGTTTGTTGGACTCCCGATAGTAGGTTTATGCTCGCCCAACTAGACCCCGCCGAGAAATTAACAAAATGTGTTGGGTCGAAATAAGCCTCGAAAACCGCTTGTAAATTAGAGGCTATTGATTTACAAGCGACTGAGTTGTAAATCGCCTGAACCCACGCCCCCGTGGTGTAGGCTCGTGAATCGACCTTTGTCGTTGCCGTCCCGATTGATTGTAGGAGGTCAAATACGCCCGTGCCTGAGATGTTACGAGTCGCTTGATTATCGCCCATTTTGTCCGTTGAGCTAAAAATAGAAGCGTTTATTTCTCGCTCGGTATAGTTAGTCGTCGGGGCGGTCGGCTCTTGAATACGTAATTTTTTAGCCGAAAATAACCAACTAGGGTCTGACGCCGTGACGCCGTCAAATATCGAGAGCCAATTAGTATCGGACGAATTTATTGTGAAATAATTTGGCAAATCGGCATACCGCCCCGTGCCGTAAACAAGGACTTTTCCGACGATGTCAGATTTTATAATTGTGCCGACTTTTTGGACAATTTCATTGTCGGCATAAGGGCGAGCAAAAACAATCTCGCCCGCAACCGTTGGAGAGACCCAAACGCCGTCATTAACGGAGCCGAGACTCGTGTCGAGCGTCAATTCGCCGTTAGTCATTACCTCGCCGACGCTCGTTGTAGTCATTTGAGCTGAGACGAGACCTAAACACGGCATTTTTGTTTTGTCGGAGGCGTTTGCCCTATCGACGATTATCACGCCGAGAACCGTGTCGAAACCTGTCACATAGACCGCCGTGCCAACGGCGAGAGTTCCCGACGTTGCTCTTGCTTGATAACCCGTTGTTGTTGGAGGCGGAGTTAGTAGATTACCATCTACCATTCGATTCCAGTTCCCCGTAGGGGCGAAAATGTAACTGGCGTTTGTTGTTGTGTTAAAATAAGCGTCGTTTATATCGGGACTAGACGGAGCCGTTGCGTACTCACCGAGCCAGTTTATACTCAAACCATCGGCGCCGTTTGTTCCGTCTAGTCCGTCGTGACCCGCAACGCCGTTTTGTCCGAACAACGCTGACCATTGGGCACCGTCCCATCTATACGCCGTGTTTTCGTCCTCGACAATATAAATGTCGTTTGGATTCCCGATTGCGGGCAAATCGCCGTGAGTTGAGACAAACGAGAAATTTGTAGTTAAAGAAATTGACGAAATAAGCGTGTTTATATCGTCGGCGTTTAGAAATTCTAAAATCGCCCCCGAACTATCTTTATAGAGTAGTTTGTCGGTGTCGGACGTTAGTCCGAGTTGACGAGTTTTGAGGATTGAGCGTAGAGTTGCGTCGGTATATTCTCGGCGTAAAATTGTGACGTTGGTCGTTGGCATTTTTAAAAATCCTCAATATTTTCGAGGTTGTCGGGTTGTTCGTCCTCGTTCTCTACGTTTTCGGGTTGTTCGTCCCATACAGATAATAGGGTTGCCGAGTCGTAAGGGTTAATATCGAGCGTAAGCGTTACTCGGACGAGTCCGTTTCCGTCCCGACGTAGTTCAGAAACCCAACCAAAACGAGCCTCGCCGTTAGTCAAAATGAGTTCAGAAATTGTCGATTCGTTCAGAACGTCGAGCGCCTGAGCCTCCTTTTCAGTTAACGTAAACGTGATTTTTTCGTGCTGAAACGTCTCCCAATCAGTGTACCGCATTAAACAATTTATTGCGGAAATTCTGTCGTGAACGAATTTTGATTCTTGAACGATGTTTTTCTGCAGTCTGTGAGAACGCCCCCAAGCGTTCTCTAAATTCAAATGTAAAAATTCCACGTCGCCTCGGTCACTCGCCTCGAACCCCTCGACCTGAGACAACCACGTAAGGGCGCCCTCCGTTGCTCGTGTAAAATTCGCCGACGTTGGGTCGTTGAATGCTTCGGAACTCAACGGGGTGTCGGTTGACCTGAGAACAACGGCGTCCCATTCCCAAAACTGAGTCGTTCCACCGTATTGGAATTGGTGACGTAAACCATATTGGACGTAACCAACGACGGCGGAAACTACACCGTTCTGAACCGTTGTAAATTCGATGGAATCACCGTTTTTGAGCGCCCGCCCGTAGCCCGCTTTTACCATTAAAATCTCGGTGTCAGGGACGCCGAACAACGAGGACGTTTTGGCGTAGTACATTATCACGGAATCGCCCGCCCCTGGTATCTCAACGAGGTCGGGGTTTCGAGCCGTAGCGGTTGCGAGCGCCGTCGATGGGTCGAGGACGTTTAGGAATTTAGTTTCGCCGTTTTCCTCGTAAGAGTAGGCGAGTTCGGTTGTTATCGTCGAATTACTCGGTTTGGCTATTTTGCCGAGAGAGTCCTCTAAAATATTAGTTTCGTCGGCGGTTAAAATTACGGCGTCGCCTCGTGTATCAATCCAAGATTTAAAACTCAACAACCCCGAACGATTGACGAAAATTGAAAATTGCCCCTCTTTTGCGAGGTCGTCAATTAGTGTTTTTACGCTCGTATTTTCGACAATCGAAACCCCAAAATCCACAAACGACAAACGCCCTGAATCTATTGTTTTTTGAACACTCGCCCAATCAATCCGAGACTCAGGAACACCTAAATAATACTGAGCCAAATACGACGCCAATTCGGGCGGTGTCGTGGGTGTCCCGACAAACGTTGAATGACCTGATTCCCATTTTTCGCCCTCAATATTTATTAAAATTTCGCCGAAAGATTTTGCATATTTCAAAGTCAAAACCGCCCGTCGAACCTCGGCTCTGAGTTTCCAAGAATCGCCCGCCGTTGGAATATTGCCCGTAAAAACGAGCTTGAATTTTAACCCCTTAGCTTTGCCCGTAAACCCCGATAAATCGCCGACGCCCATTCCTTGATACGTGTCGGTTCCCGACGGGTCATAGTTGTCGTATGTTCTCGGCGGACACGTTTTAAACCGATATTTAACCGAGTCGAGGGCGATTGGGAGCGCCGTAACAAACATTGATTGTTTTTGGGTGTTTGTTTTCCAACCAACATTCGTCCCGTCTACCCAATCAGGGCGAACGAAACTTGTGACCGAAAATAAACTTTGATTGTCGCTCAAATCTGAACCCGTCCAATCGGAAAACCACGCCGTTAAATCCAAACCGAAAAACGCCTGAGACAATGAGGACAAATCGACGACCTGACCGAAATCAAAATCGAGAGCAATTTCGTAGGAGTGAGTTTCGTTGTTTACGTCTGCGACCTGAGACGTCATTTGCAAATCCGAGTAAACGCCCCAATCTCGGTCATTTAGTTCTGAGCCTGAGTAGTATTGAGTTTGAGTTTTTCGGATTGCGTCGGGATAAACCCCAAGCCCGCCAACGGGCGTTCCAACCTCGCCCGCCCGATTGAATTTAGTTTCAGTCAATCGGAGGGCGGTTGCCCCGTTTACGCTCCCGATTTCGGGAAACAAAATCAAATCTTTTTTACTCGTGAATAGATAGTCGCTCGTGTTTAGTTTATTGCCTGAGACGGGAATTGGAACTGAAAAATCTAGCGCCTCCGTACCTGAATCGGACAACGTAATATACGGGTCGCTCGTGGTTTGTTCGATGTCACGCTCGGAAATTTGGAGCGTTTTTTTAATGCGAAATATTTTAACAACTGAAACGCCGTCGTCCTCACTCTGAGGGTTGAGTTCGTTTAGTTCCTGAGTCGTCCCGAAGAAGTCCCGCCACGGTGTCCCTTTTCTATCGGGCGATTCTCTAAGCGTCGATTTCGTGTTTGCAAAAGCATAGTTATGAACAACTCCGTCCCCGTAAATATCGTCAAATCTATTGACCACCATTGGCGTAGCGTAGGGGTCGAGGAACGTTCCAAGCCCTTTTGGGACGAGATTGTATGCCATTTTGAAATCAGTTTCCCACGACTCGCCGTCTCTGATTGACGTTGCTTCAGTGTCTTTTCTGACTTTCTGATTTTCGTCGGCAACAACTGAAAATACGGAGTCGGCTAAATTCCCAATCGGTCTATACGACAACAAAAAATCTTTGAGGGTTAACTCAACCAACGACCCACCGACGAGAGCCGACGACTCAATTCTAAAAACCTTGTCTTTACCTTGACCCCTGACAATTTCCATATAGTAGGAATAGGCGGGGTCAATGGTTATAGCTTGACCGCCCGTCTGCAAATAAACTTTGTCCCATTCTACGGAATTATTCTGAGCGGGTGGATAATGGAAAAACTCCTTTAGTTGACGAGTAGCAGATGACCCGCCTGATTTGTTGTTGAATAAAATCATTCCAAAGTTGTACGACATTCCCGTTTGATTTATCCACGAGGACTCTAAACTCGTATAGTTTCCGTCCCAACCCGTCGAGACGGGTTTCGCCGACCAAATACGAGCCGTATTCTCTAACCCGTTATTTGTTTTTGAAATGTTTTCGAGTTCCTCGATTATAAGTTCATCGGGGTTTATTTTAACGCCCGTCGTTAGTCCTAAAATTGACGATTTTATTTCTCTGTCATTGAACAAATACAGATTGCGACTCTCAAACGAAACCTCTGAATCAGAGTAATCAAAAGAGCGGACGACAAAAACCCCGACGGGTTCAATCACGCCGTCGAGCCGTGAATAAATAGTCAACTCGGCGTTGTGTAAATAAACGTCGTTTTCTCTCAAGAACGTACTGAGCGACGTTGCGTTGTGAGTTTGGATTTTAGCCGAATCCGATGTATTAAATCGTCCCCTCTCCAAATCCACGGAACGAGAAACCGAAACGGCACTCTCGCCCGTTAGCCCTGAAATATAGTTGTCGCCGTTGTATGTTCGATTTACGACACCCGTCGCCCAATAAAAAACATTTGAGACTAAACCATAAGTCGGGTTGTCGAGTATCACGTCTCGGTCTGAGATGTCGAGTTTGATTAAATATTCTGATTTCATCTAGTTTCACCCGCCCTGAAAAACAATAGCACACGTCCACCGAGTTTTTGATTTTCGAGAAATGTTTTTAATATCAACAATTTGCAGAGTCGTAGGCAATGTCGGACTCGCTGAGTCGAAAATATTATAGGTCAACGGGTAGCTAAAAATTGCGTGTCGTTGGTTATAATAAAAATTCAATAAATCTTTGATTTGCTCCCGACTCAGTAATAGTGTCGCCCGATATTCTAACGCCGACGAATCGACAATGACGCCCTCTCCTACATTTTCGATTGACGCCCCGTTGTATAGTTCAGGGGTTGTCCTGATTGTATTATTCGACGGATAATCCAACTCAGGAAATCCACCCGTTGCCGTTGTGATTCGTCCGTCGATTGCGATTTTAACCCGCAGATTCGTATAACCGCCCCATACAGGGTTATCGGAAATAATCTCAATAAATCGGCACGTTACATTTGAGCTTTCGATGTTTGGGGCGAACAAATCCTCGCCCTCTTGCGTGAGCGAAAACGTCCCGCCGTTTAGTCCTGAAATCATCGCCCGTAATGATTGAATTTTTTGAGTCGCAATCTGAAAACGTGACGTCCGAATACATTTTGACCCAAGGGCGGTCAATGAATCTAACGGCGCCCGTCGGAACCTCTGACCTCGGTTGTTTCTAGCTTTGGAGTCGGTTTAAAATCGTCCAAAATTTCGTATTTAACGCCGTTTATTTTCACAAGAACCGTTCCTCTTGCAACTCATAAATAGCATTTTTGACGGCTGTTTTTATTCCCACGGGGTCGCCTGAGTCTGAGTTGACAACGATGTTTCCAACCTCAAATCGAGAACCCCCGCCTCCGCTGTTTATAATTGAAAACAACTTCATTTGTTGCGCCTTATTAAATACAACCTCTCCCGTGTTCAGGCTTGTATTTATTCTATCGCCCGTCGTAGAGTTGCCCTGAACAACTCCGTCGCCGACTAAACCGCCCGTCGCTAGTTTCTGACTAGAAATCGTTGCAATTTGAATACCTCCCGCCGTTCCAACGAGTCCCGCATTTATGAAATTGAACGGAGGCGGAGCAGAACCTAACGCCTCGGTAACACCAAGAGCGGTATTTATTGTCGCCTGACCAATAGCGAGGGTTTTTGAGGCAATCGCCAAATTGCGACGCTTTTTCGACCCCGCCTCTTGTTGGTTTGCGAGAGTGTTTAGTAGCCCGATTGTTCCCGAAACGACTGACGATTCGAATCGGAATGTTTTTGAAATTTCGGATTGTCTTTTGGTTGCAAACTCTCGCTCAATATTGAGGCGTTTTAGTTCCGCTTGCTCTTTAATTTCGGTTAATTTTGCCTCGTGGTTTTCGGCGATGAGTTGGAGTTGTTCGTCGTTTGCTCCCGTATTTTCCACGAGTTGAATTTGGAAATTTCTTTGTTCCTCCAACATTCGGGCGTTTGCCTCCGCCTGAACGTCCGAGAGTCGAGAGTTTTGTTGTTGTCCGAGGTTTTGTGGCGCACCGAATCGACTCTGAGCCGAACGAGTCGCCTGAATGCGAGCTTGTGTTTGTCCTAGGGATTGTTCCAGTTGAATACGTTTTGTCAACGATGTATTATAGGCGTCTGTTACAGAAACCCAAATCTCATCTAACGATACACCTTCTTTTTTTGCTTTGTTTACCTCTTTAGTTTTGGCGACAACGGGCGCCGTGGACGGACTACTAGACGGGGCGCCCGTAACTAACGGCGCCAAGTCTTGAGTTTTCGGGACAACGGGCTTCGTATTATTTAACTCGTTAATAAACGCTTGTTGAGTTTCAATCCACGCCTCTAATGAACCCGTTTTAAAATCAAAACCTGCATTTTGTAGTTTTCTGATATTTTCACCCGACGCCAATTTTTGATACGACTCGGCTAGCTTTATATTTGCCTCGGCGGTTTTTTGAGCCTCGCTTCTATAATCGCCGTTAATCGTTTTAGCAAGACTTGTTATCCACCCTTGGACTTTTGCGATTCCTCGGACGCCTAGATTTACACCCGCCACAATCGAGTTAAAAAACTCAGTAATCGCCCCCATCGTTTCGGGGTTTTGGAATGTTTTAACAAGTGTGTCGAGTTCAACGCTTAATCCCTCGAATACACCCTCTGAAATTTTGCTTTTTATTGCCTTAAATTGCCCGTCGATTTCGAGTAATTTGTCGTTAAAATCTTCCGACGCTTTGAGGGTCTTTTCGGGGATTATTATCCCCAAGCCCTGAGCCTCCGCCTTGAAATCGGCTAACCCCTTTTTTCCGTCTCGGAACATATTAACGAGTCCGACGCCCTCAGAATCGAATAACTTGAATGCAAGTCTCAATTTTTCCGCGGGGTCTTGAACATTGCTCAATGCGTCGGCGACCTCGCCGAAAACCTGAGTTGATGAGAGCGAACTACTTAACAAATCTTTACCAAGCATTTGAGAAAGTTGTTGGAACGCACCCAATGACTCGCCCCCTCCCTTTTTTGCCTCGCCTAGACGACGGACAAACCTTTGAAAACCCATATTTAACGTATTGAGTTGAACCCCGTTCTTTTGCGCGCCAAATTGAAACGCTTGTAAATCGTCGCTTGCAATTCCGAGTTTCTTTGAAACCTTGGCTATTGAGTCGCTAGAACGAGCCGATTCGCTTGCAAAATCTAAAATTCTTTTATTTGCTCGACTCAGCGCAAAACCAAAACCAACAACCCCGCCCGTAGCTAAAAGCATTTTCAGATTAAATTTCGAGGCGGTTCCCGTCGTTGATTTCATTGTGCGGTTTAAATCGCCCGTTTTCTCACGGGTTTTTTGAGTTGTGACCGCCGTTTTTGTCATTGATTTGTCAAGACGATTCAGCGCTCGACTAGACACGAGAGTTTCTTTATTCAACGCCCGAAATTCTAGTTCGAGAGCGCCTAACGGTTGTGTGACTTTTTTTGCAGATTGCTCCATTTTCGACATTGCGACGTCAAAACTACGAGCGATTTTCAAAATTTCGGGCGTGACTTTATCGGTTAACTCTAAACTGATTTTGACATTGTCGGAGCTTGACCGACTGGAACCACGAGCCATAAACTCAACCTCTTTTTAATTCGGCGAGTCGTTGTTTAGTTTGTTCGTTGTGTTCGTCCAAAATCGACCTCGCACCCAATAATAGGCTAACGGCATTTTGCCACATTGCAGACTGATTTATAAACCCGCCCTCGGTTGGGAGTTGCCCGCCCTCTCGTCGATACTCAAAAAATGATTTAACACACAATATTTGATTCTGCGTAATTCGTTCGGGTTCATAGTCGATAAAACCTGAGCCGTTACATTCAAGGCAATCGTCCTGAACAGAGCCGAGCGCCGAGCATTTTACACAAGGGATTGACCCCGCCCCCTTTGGTCGTTTTAACGAGAGGGCGAGGAAAATTAGTTTTTTGAGTCGTCTTCCGTGATTAGATTACGAAATTGTATTGACTGAGCGACCTCTTGACGAACTAGCAAAGGAATACGGCTCAAAAATGAATCGGGGAACGCCAAAAACCCCTCAGAGTTTACCTCTTTTTGAGGGGTTACGATGATTTCGCTTTTTTTGTCGATAAGGTTGACAATATCAATCACGCACCAATTAAATATTCTCCGCCAACGCTCGCCGTTGTGAGGTTTTAGAGTTCCGTCGGGCGAGTATTCGCTCAAATCTGTAATTTCAGATTCTTCTCGGGCGGTTAAATAGCGACAAACAAACCGAGTTTGCTTATCGGCGTCGAGTTGTTTGTCCGCTTCGGTTATTATTACGAATGTTTCATTTTGGGGGTCGAGAGCTATCATTTTGTAGACTCCTGATTTTGGGTTGCTCTTGTGAAAAAAATAATAGGCTCCTAGTCGGAAGACCGAGAGCCTATCATTTACTTAGGAGGTAAATGTTTAGACAAATAATAGGCGCAATTCAGAATCGCCCGCCCCGTTAAGTTCTTTTGCTCCAAACCCGACGGAGTTTGTTAAAATACCGTTGTTGTCGCCTGACTCATCGCTTGCGTATTGAATTGAATCTAAGAAAATCCATTGGGTGTTAGTTTTCTCACAACCGATTTTGGCGTAGAAACTCGACATTGAACCTGAAAAGAACTTTTTAAGTAGGTTGTACTGAGATTCGGGGATTTGTTCAATATCAATCGAGCCTGACGGGTTGCGGTCTGCAATCATTGAACCCTCGGTTCCAACTATTGAATTGGCATTGATTCGTAGTTGCACGTCGTTTGCCAAATCAAAGGAAAACACGGTCAAAACGGGTTCGACGGACGTCTGAGCGTCGCTCAATGTTAGTCGTGCGCCCTGAAACGCACTTGGAACAGTTTGAGCAAAAACCACGTTTGGTGTGTTAACTTGGTCTTTGGTGTTCGCCTGATTGATTGCGCCGAGAGTTGTAAAATTCAACATTGGTAATTCGTTAGCATTGACCTCAATCGAAACATTTGACATTGCGTTGTAAATCTCTCGCCAACTCCCGTCGTTCTCAACCCGAACAGTTACTCGCTCAGGATTGTCACTCGTAGGCGTGTACACAAAGCCTGCAGGTTCTTGGTCTGCACTTGCGGTCATTGAGATTCCCTGAGCCGTGAGAGTTCCGCTCGAAGCAAATGTGCCTGAGGGAGTTCCGACGTAGACAAATGTTTCCCCGCCTGAATTAGTTTCAAGAATGGTTGCGGTTACCGTTCCATCTGAGACCGTTAATCCGAGGCGTAGTTGATAATTTACTGACCCACCCGTGATTGGGATTGCGGTTACGTCCTCGGCGATTCCCGTCACGATTACGGAGCGATTTCCAACTGTAAATGTTTCTCCCGTCGTAACTGTTCCAGTCAAAACGGTATAATACAGATATTCGGCGCCGTTACGGACGGCACGGAAAACCTGAATTGTCGCCCCGCTAGTTTGACCTGTCAAAACCTCGCCGACGTTTAGACACCCCCCAATAATTGAGCCGATTGAACGACGTTTGATTGCGGTCGAAGAACCGAGTATTGTGGCGGTTCCGTCTTTCTCAACAACGCTCTCGCCTGAGACGATTGCGTTTGCGTCGAGGTTTTTAAAATAAACAAACGAGTCCCCGACCTGAATTGGAATTTGAATTTGAATTTCGGCGGTTGATGTTCCGCCTACCGCCTCGATTAGAGTCGGGGCGTTTGCGGAAATTCCACTCGCCAAAAATGACGACACGACGCCACGAGCTAGACCCGAACTCCGAAGCATTGCGTCAGCCTCGGGGGGCGTAAATGTTGAACCTGAGCCGACCAATTCCATTTTTGACGTGATAGAACTTGCTAAAACGCCCATAACATTTGGCTTTTTACTGAGTGAGGCGGACGCTAAATCGTTTCGCTCGTTTACGGAAATCTCGGAAAATGAAACCGCCGTATCTTTGTAAATTCTCACACCATCGACGGCGCCCAATGTCTCGGGAGTACACGCCGATTGAATTTTTGCGAGTAGTTGTTTTTTACGGGAGAGTTTAGGGTTTGCACACGTCATTTTTTAGACTCCATTTTTAGTTACTGAATAATAGCTCACGATTAGAGAGTTTCGGGATTAGTCCTGAGTTGCCGATATCTCAAATCGAAATTAAAAATTAAAACCCCACTCGGAACATCGGTCGAAATTGCCCTTGTTTCAGAAGAGGTATAAATCAAATCAATGACCGCCTCGTTAAAACAGCGAAATTGGTTAATGAATTTTTTGAGTTTAGTTAATTCGGCATTTGCACACGTTCTGAGTTCCGTACTCGAACAATACAAAACAATAGTCAAAGTCAACGGTTGAAAATTTTGAAAATAGCCGTTCGGTATATTTTCCTGAGAGTCTGTTTCCTCGATACCGTAATCAATAAAACAAACGGGGAAATCAATCTCTGGAATATCGTTTATAGACAACTCGTCGGGGTTCACGAGATAATTTAACTCGGCGTTTAATAGTTCAGACAATTCAGATTCGAGGGTATTCAACATAGATTTAGCCTCGTTGCCACGCTCCCGTCATTCCCCCGCCGTCATAGTCGGCGCCGAGTAATGAAGCAAGCGTTACACGTGATAGAGCGTCCCGCCAATCTTTGTCGTATGTATCGTACAAAGTTTTCCACGGGTCTTCGGTTGCTCCGTCCGTGATTTGAGTCAACGTGAGCGATATTCGGTCTCGACAAATCGCCCTCGAAATGTAGAGAATCAAAACCCGTTTGATTTTCGGGGCAGGCGAGGTTGGAATTGAGTTGGTGCTTACTTGATAATCGGCGAGTAACTCCGAATAGTAATCGTCGGCGAGCGTTAGATAGTCGTCGTTAATTTTCTTCCTGATTTCAGGCGACGTGACGTCGGTCGCTTGTATGACGTGACTCATATTTTCTCTTTTATTCCATCGGTTAGGCTCTTGGATATAATAGCGTCGATTTGGTCTCTCTTTTTGACCATCGACTTGTTAAACCATTTGTCCGCCTTGATACCCCGTACCCATTTGGCGAAAATATGTTTCCCGCTTCTATCAGTCCAATGAAGCAACGGCGCTCGAACCGTGCCGTGCGCTCTCGTCCCGTAATATTGAAAACGAGCGTAGGGCGTCGAGGCAATAAATCTCGACGTTAAATCGTTAGTTTCAAATCTGAGTGAATGGCTCAACTGACCCGTCCAATCCTCGTAATTATGCGAAGATTTCGAGTCTCTGAGGATTAGTTCACTTGCCTTTTTTAGCCCGTCCCTGAGTTTTGGCTTTAGGTTTAACGTCCTGAGTCGGTTCGGGAGTTTTCTTGCCTGAGTCGTTTTTAGTTTCAGTTTCATTTGCCGTTACCTCGTCTTTAGGCTCGGTTTCAATTACCTCGTCTTTAGGCTCGGTTTCAATTACCTCGTCTTTAGGCTCGGTTTCATTTGCAATCACCCACCCGTTAGGCTTTAAATACTGACGGAAATCGACGGGGAAAACCTCTCTCGATTTTTCGCCCTTTTTTGATACTCGGATTTTACCTTGTAACATCTTCGGTACTCCAATTTTTTGCTCTTTAATAAAAAACCTACGAGCAAACAAGAGCAAAGTTACTCGTAGGAAACCCACGCCCGAAAGCGTGAGTTTAATTTCGGTTTTATTAGGCTACGATTGCGGAGTTTGTAATTCCGTCCAAACGCCAAACGCCATTTACTTCGTACACGGTAGGTGTTACGTACCAATCAAACGCCCAACTTTTAGAAAATTCGGCGTCGATTTGTTTTGAACGCAAACCACCGTTTTGTAGTAACACATAACCTGAGTCGTGAGCTACACAATAGACGGAAGTTTCGTTGGTTCCCGCACCCTCAGTATAACCAAGGATTTCGGCGCCTGTAGAGTCTTCGCCCGCCATAAAAATAGGCACGCCCGCATAACTGAGAACCATTTGACCAAATGAATTTGGTGTATAGTTTACGGCTCCGCCGATTGCGTTTGTACGTGAGGCGGATTGCATTTTGATATACAAGTCCTCAGACATATACAACGCTTTGTTATTGCCTTTGGTTTTGATGATTAACTCATCAAGCATTTTCAGACTCAGAGCGGAGGTTCCACCCGACACGATTTGGCTTGCGCCAACTTGGGTCTGTAAACCTTCAAAAGAGTTTCCAGTTCCATCGGCTTTGAACAGATTTTTATTGGTGTCGAGGGCGATTGATTTAACTTGCGCTTTCAATTCCTGACCATCAACTTCGGGAGAGGTTGCGGAAATAAAATTGTCGATTGTGAGCAAACCTGAGACGATTTTCAAAGCCTTTGTGGTTTTGTTTACAACCTGAGAATTTGCGGAAACCGTTCCGTTGACGGCACGGAAACCGTTTGCGGGCAAACTTCCCTCACGGTTAAATTCGAGAGCCGACCCTGAAATGTCACGCACTTTTGCGTTTGACAAAAGAGGAGAATAGTCCATAAATGTTTTCACGATTGCCGAATCGAGAGGGTTTTGATAGCGTTTTTGCGCCTCGGCGAGTGTCATAATTGCCACGNTAGTGACTCCTTATTNAGATTTGTTTTTAATTCGATTNTTTAGTCGAGCCACCGAGGGCGTTTTGACATCGAAAAATAATAGACTTTATTTTACCATACTGAACAATTCGTCGGCGGATTTCTCGCCTAGCCCTTCTGAAGTACCGCCTGAACTTTGAGAACCTGAACCACCCTTTTGAGGGTCTTTGATAAAATGGTCTTTTCCCTTTAGAAATTCTGTCACAACCTCGCCGACGAGCTTCCCGTCGTCCGAAACAAAATCGCCTTGCGTGTCTTTCTTGAATTTCGGCGCCAAGACCTCAACTAACCCGTCGGCGATGTCAGGGATTACATTTGATTTAATCAGAGTATCTTTAATCGCAAGAGTTTTTTTAGCATTTTCGCTTTGAATAAGAGCGTTTTGTCGTTCCTGTTCCGCCGTCTGAAACGATTTTTGTAATTCGCCAATTTGATTTGTGAGTTTGGAAATTGTGGCGTCCGATTCTGTCTTGCCGTCGGTGTTTGCTGTCTGCATTTTAGTTTTGAGTGTCTTCACAACGTCGTCGGCGCTTGTCACATCACCCAACTGAAACTCGGACGTGATTAGAGTTTTCAAACCCTCCGCCTCCTTGGTTCGGGTTCTGAGTGAGGCGTTTTCGTTGTTTACTTTTGTCAAACGTCCGCCGAGGGCGTCGATTACGTCCTTTGAATCGTCGCCGAGTTTGACTTTTATTGTTTCGATAGCTTCGGAGTATTCCATTTTGTTTGCCCTTGATTTAAAACGGCGAAATTGATTTTTCGCACCGACAAATAATAGGCGTTTTTATTTTTCGGGTGTTTTAATTGGGACGTAATGACATCGACAATGTGGGTGTACTGGGATTTGGTCGGCGTTTTTGACTGTAAAAATTCTTCCGTTTAGTTCTTGACAAATCGGGCAAGCGTCAGGCTCGGCAACGTGCTTAAAAAGTCGAATACCTTTTTTAAATGCCGTTTTGACTTTTGCCGTTTCCTCGATACCTTTTTTCTCCGTCACAAGCAATCGATTGGCGTAATGGTTCGAGCGTTTGACGATATTTTGCTGAACCGCTTTTTCGCTTGCGTGTTTGATTTCCGCCTTTAATAGTTTCAGGCGCTCGGCGTCCGACGTTGCGTTTTTATAATCGACGGCGAATTGTTTGCGAAATGAGATTCCCGCTATTTTGCCGTTTACTCTCGGATTTCTCAGTAGTTCGAGGGCGTCACGTTTGATTATTCGAGATTGATTTTTCGCTATTTTTCAGTATTAAATTGGTTGTGTTCGACGTTCTACGTCCTCGACTCATTCCAAACGACGTTCCAACCAATGGCGAATACAACGCTTTAAAATCGACAACGGGAACTAACTTTTCGACCTGTTTGACCGACTTTTTGAGTACAACCGACGCCGTTTTTTGCTCAATAGTTTTGCTAAGTGTCGTCACTTTGTCCACTGATTTTGCGGTTAAAAGCAACAACGACCCTGTGAGCAACTTTTTAGTATCGTCTTTTGTCGATTGAATAAACTCGTCGATTTCTCGTTGAGAGGCGCCCGACAAAATCAGGGCGTTTAACTCATCAAAATGGGTCTTGGTCATTTATTAGACTCTCGGCGAATAATCGGCGTTTGCGGTTTCGTCGTCCGTGATTTTTTGTCGCTCTTCGTCCGATAGATTAACGAATTTCTTAGCCAAAATATCTTGTCTGATTCGTGCCTCGTTTGTAGGGCTGAGATTTAGGGAGAGCATTGACATTGCGTCGGCAATGTCTTCTGACAATGACAAATACTCAAAATTTGTCGGGTACTTTATTGCAACTTCGTCGGCGCCTGATTTATTAAAATAGGCAAAAAAGGTATTTGCAATCCAACGCTCAAAATCCTCAACTTTTTGGAGCGTGTATTGTAAACGCTCTTGTCTGAGTCGGTCAGCCCATCGACGAGATTCCCCGCTTGCGTCTGCACCTGTTTGCGTGACCGCCTGTAGGGAGACTTGGTATATGTGGTCAACGAGCGTTTGTTTGTCCTTTTGGAGTTGGTCGAGGGTGTCAGTCGAGGGGGAAATCCACGCGGGTGCGTTCGTATTCCCCTCGATGTCACGACCGTAAAATAATACTGAGTTTTCATCTAATTTCAGATTCTCTTGTTTAGTCGAGTCGATGGTTAAAATTGGGAATGTATTATTAAATTCTTGCCAAGCAATTAACGACTGAATGTTGTACAAATGAGCTGACGCCTCGGCGACGTCGCTCCAACTAGAAATCGGCAATTTTCTGGCGTCCTGACTCGGCGCCATTCTATATAAATACGGCATTGAGACGACCTGTTCCACGGGCGAAATTCGATTTTCTCGAACTTCCAACCACGTAGACGGAATGCCGTCGATACGTGCGAAAACTCGGTCGATTTTGTCTTTTTTTATAGTCTCAGACTCATTGAATTTCAGGTAAATCAATGCGCCAAATCTATCGAGCGTGTAATCCAAAATTGCCAACGAGTCAACCGTATATAGATACGGAAAACGTCGTCCGTCAATGTTCGTTTTTTTATCATCGGCGAGGTTTGAGAAATTATCCATAATTACAATTTCGAACCCATATAGACTGGCTTTTGTGGTTGTTTGGTGTACAAATTGCGTCAATGAAAAATCGGAGTTCGTGGCGTCGTTCTCGAACGCCTGAAAATAGTCGTCGTTTGTCGTCCGCTCTATATCTTGGGCAAACAACGGCGAGATAACCGAGTCCAAAACGGGGCGTAAAAAATTCAAATACGTTGCTAGTTGTGTACGACGTTCAAATTTGTTGGTTTTTTCTCGAACGTGGCGGACTAAATACGAAATCCCCTCTTCGGTGTCATTGTAAATGCCGTCAACAACCGAGAGCGACGTTGCGCCCGTCCGAAAACCACCTATTCCGTAGTATGCGTCCCTGAGTAGCATATAATTTCGGCGGTCGTGGATTGAGATTTTAGATTTTCTAGGCGAATAGTCGCCGTTGGCGATTGCGTTTGTATTGTATTCTACGCTGAGTCCGTTTTCGATTGTCATTTTCTGAGTTCCCGTCTAGGGTTATTGCCACCGAGGGCGAGTATTTTGTCAATAATAGATTTAGAGTCCGTCCAAATCTCCCGCCTCTGAGGTTTGAGCCGTTTTGAGTAAATATTGGTACGCCTGAGAGACGGCGTCGATTTGGTCGTCGTGCAAATGGGAGTCGTCCGCCGTGAAATTCTGACATTCGTCGAGGAACTCTTCAAAGTCGGCGTGTTCCCACAACAATACCTGACCGTTTTCCGCCTTTGCACCCCAATTCAACGCCCTAGTTAGTTTATCGCCTCGTGGGTGGTGTGCAATAATTCGAGTAAATTTGTGCAACGACAAACGGAGTTCGTCGATTAGAGCAATTTGACTCCCGACGTTTTCAATAACTATCGGGTATGGTTCATTTTTTACAATCTCCCGTATTGTCTCCTTTAATTGCGTCCACCTCTGTTTAAATCGTCGAATATCTCGAATATAGATTGAGCCGTCCCTCGCCATTCCGACGAGAGCGCAAGCCGAGTAGTCCGAGGATTTTTTGTTGACAAACGCCAAATCCCACGAGCGAACCCAACGGACGCCGTCGGGCGGGCTTGTATAAAACTTAAACCAATCTTTATCCAAAACACCCGCCGAAAAATCAATGAACTCGGCGTCGAGTTCTTGTTTGGAGAATTGCGTCGTGTACTGGGTTTTGAGTAGTTCGATATATTTTTCAGGTAAAAACGGATTTTTTGCCGTCGATTGTTTTATAACATCGGTTCCCGACTGTTTAGCGACCTCGTAAGTTATGTTTTTAGTTCCTCTCGGGGTAGTCGTCATAAACATTTGTAACGGTATGCGCCCACCCCTTAGACGTCCCGCCACAATATCATAGTCGTATTTAGTATAGAGCGAAAACTCATCGAGTACACAAGCGTCCGCCGTGATTCCTCGAACATCCTCGATTGATTCCCTAGAAAACCCGAAAAGCATTGCCCCGTTTTCGAGTTCTATTGTTTGGTCTGAACGATTGTATTTTCGATTGATTTTGTAATAGTTCAGGTGATTTATAACCTCTCTCATCATTACAAGTTTGAGGTTTTTGTACGTCGGGGACATAACAATCACGTCGGCGCCTCTACAAAGTAGCTGAACGGTTTTTTCTGAGCCGACCCAAGATTTCCCCGACGCAAGACCCCCGACGTACAATACATTTTCGGCGGTTGATTGTAGGAACCGCTTTTGCGCTCTTGTGATTTGTAGGGTCAAACGATTAGTCCTCTCGGTCTGAGACCGCCTCGTAATCAAAATTTATTGACATTGACGAGTCCCCTGAAACCTCAACCTCTCGGCGGTCTCTGTATTCCTGAGGGTACCGATTTTTTAGGTAGAAAATTAATGACGTGGCGGAGCCAACTATTGAACCCTGAGCCTGACCAATTAAAGTCTTTTCCAACGTACAACGACCCGCCTCTCGTCCGAGTTCCACCGCCTCGGCAAATTCAGGGTAACGAGTGAGCCACGTTTGGGCGGTCTCGTATTTAACACCCACCTCGGCGGACGCCGAAACCAATGAGATTCCCGTTGAGAGCGCTCTGAAAAATGCGTCAAGGTGTTTGTTTTTGTCGTAGACACGTACACGAGCGCCGTTTGTTTTTGTAAAATTTTGACTACTTTTTTTCGGGCGCTTACGAATCAATCCTTTAGCGGTATAGCCAAATGGGGCGTTTTCGTCAGGCGGTGCATTACATTTAGTAACCGTTCGAGGGTTTTTAGCCTCTCGTATTTTGGGTTTGCTCTTTAATATGTCGGCGGATTTTTTGCTCTTTGTTTTCGGTTCGGGTTTTTTTGACATCTAGCCACTCCATTTTTAAACCTAATAATAATAGGATTTGTACTCGTCGTAGGCTCGTGTTACAATAGCCCGTATTGTCTCGCGGGGAACGCCGAGAGTTTTTTCGACCTGAGCCAATGTATAGCCCTGAGCAATCAGGCTAAAAACTTCCCTCGTCCGTAATACGCTAAGTTCCTGAGTTGGAATCCCTTTTAATCTATTGAGTAACCATTCGACAAAATCGCCCTTGTTAAACCCGCCGTGAATTTCTGCATTAAATTCCACGTCCTGAGCCAGTTTAGATACGATTTTCGTCTGAATGGTGTTTTGAACACGCATTCGGTCTTTAGTTCCTTGCAATGCGAGAGTGATAAACTTGGCGCCCCTCGGTGGATTCCATTTTTTGATTGCCGATAAAATCGCCTCGTAAAATAGACCCTCGACGCCCTCTATTCGTTGCCAGTATTGATTTTTCACAACGTACTGATTGATTAAAAAAATGCGGTGTGCTGTTGTCCTGAGACCCTGTTTTTTGTTCTTCCATCGTTTCCATTCCTTGATGGTTCGGGCGTTATAACTGAGTTTTTTTGCCATTAGTTTTCTACCTCAACCTGCCGGAAAACTTGGATTTTCTCAGCCACTAAATAATTTTTCAATGCAATCGCACCCTCGATATTTTCGCACGGGTAAGTGAGTATCTCGTTCTCTAATTTCCACGATTTTTCAATTATAACCTTTAGAATGTTCAACTCATAGACCCATACTATAGCGACCGAAAACGCTGAATTTTGGCTAATTACCTCGTTTTTTGTGTATAAATACGCAACTTTTTTGGGGTTTGAAGTCTTTGAGTCGTTCTCTATTTTTGCTTGTTTTTTAGAGTACATAGTCGGGCGCCTCGGGGTTTGTGGTATTCAATTCGTCGCCCATTACTCCAAACTCGATAGCTATTTTTGACTCAAAAACTCCTTTTGAATAGTCTCCGCAGAGTATCAACATAGGCACAACCGACCAACTATCGTCCTCCAGAATCCCACAATCAACGAGCAAATCCATAATCGATTCGGCTTTATTAGTTAGGTCGCAACGACGTTTGTCGCCGAAAATAAAATCAATTTTAACCCATCGAACCCCTTGAACCTGACCGATATTTTGAGCAATTAAATCATTGTACTGTGACTCGTGCCATTCGCTAAATGATTTCGACGGAAATATACGTCCCGTTTTTCTATTGACGATTTTCGAGTTCTTTTTACTCGGAACTCGCCCGATTAGTTTCAAATTTAGTCGCATTTTTTAACCTCCAAAGTATCAAAATGACAAAAACAATGTACGTTTTTCTACTCAATATTGTCAATAAAAAGTTTGATACTAATATAAAAAAGTACGGAAAAATTCATAATTTATGATAAAACACCCCAAAATAAAATCTACAAAAATGTATTTTAGTTTTTTGAGGCACTGTTTTTTAAGGAAAAATTTTCCTTTATCTGCCCCTCACGACTTAGAATCGCCAAAAAAGATAGTTCAGGGAATCAATTAACGACCTCCCGTGACGAGTTGCGTTATACTCGTGTACAACGCACCTAGTAAAAAAAATATAGTCTTTACCTAAAAGCTGTTCTAATTTGAGTTTTTTGAGTTTAGAGCTTTTTGAGGTAGAAATCAATTGACAAATTGGATAAAAAAATAAGATTTCAAAAAATACTACCTTTTTGAATACGAAAATACTATATTTAAAAATATCGAAACAAATGACTTTGGAGGTCAAACAATGGAATTAAGAAGATATTTGGATAACAAGGTTATCATTACTAAAGACACTACTAATATAGAGGAATTAGTTACCTCCGCAATAAAACAAGGAGCTAATTTGCAAGGAGCTTATTTGCAAGGAACTGATTTGCGAGGGGCAAATTTGCGAGGAGCTAATTTGCGAAAAGCTTATTTGCAAGGAGCTAATTTGCAAGGAGCTAATTTGCAAGGAGCTAATTTGCAAGGAACTGGTTTACAAGGAGCAAATTTGCAAGGAGCTAATTTGCAAGGAGCTTATTTGCAAGGAGCTTATTTGCAAGGAGCTAATTTGCAAGGAGCTTATTTGCAAGGAGCTGATTTGCGGAGGGCAATACTTTTATCTCCAGCGAAAAACAGTATCCAGTTAGAGTACGCAATGGGCTGGACTGGTCTTTATCGGTACTGGGTATTTATTTGTGTGTCAACTGACGGAGATTGTTTTATACAAATGGGCTGCAAATGGTTGAGTTTAGAGGATTGGCAAGATGATTTTTGGAATAATGACGAAGAGTTCCCAAATGATAATTCTCCCAAATCAAACACGAGAAAACTCGCTTTTGATTTTGCCGTCAATTATGCAAAAAATATGGGTTGGATAAAAAGATGAAATTTGTACTAAATCCCGAGACCCTAAATCTCAAAAAAGAAATGAAGCCTCTCCGTTGTTGTATTCTCGAGCCGATTTCGGACGAGAAACGAACCCTCAGTCGGNGGGAAAATAAANGAGAGGCGAAACTAAGGTCGTGGTTAACCGAAAACAAACTCACTCAGAAACCGTCGCTCCGTGTTCGAGTCGTCGGCGCCCCTAATAAATGCGCCTCAAACCCTCCGTTCAAAGAACTCGGGCAAAAAAGCATAAAAGACAAACCCCTAAAGGGCGAAGAATTGCTCGGCTTTGAATTTGAAATCTTGCGAGAGCATTTGGTCGAATCAATGCACCCGAACGAATTTGCCGAGGCTAAAAAAATGGTTTGGGCGGTAGGTTACGAATTTTTGGGGGTATCAAAATGATACAACACGAACCCCTCGTCGCCCTCGACCCGATGTACGCTTTTGTTATGTATCATCGCAAGCCCAAAAGCCCGAACCTAGACGGGCGTCGGGTTCGGGTCGATACGTTTATAAAAATTTCGGTTTGTCGAAATTGTGGCGTCGAAATTGACCGATATCACGAATATTGCTCAATCTGTTATCGGGACGAGGTGACGAAATGAGAAAAAACTATACTCAGGTGCGGTGTGATTATTGCAATATTACCGTGCTCTATACGTCGGGGTATGTGACCGAATCGGCAAGGGAACAGGGGTGGGTTGTCTCTAAATATGGGGATTTCCATTCAAAAAATTGTTTCAACAAATACAAAATTTGGCTAAAATCTAAGGAGCTAAAAAAATGAGAAAGCGTAAACCGGAATATTTGAAGTCGAAAAAAATTTGGACGTCGCTTCCGCCTGAGGTTATCGAATGGGTTGGAACCCGCTCTCATCGGATTTTTAGAGAGTTTATTGTCAGTCAATTTACAAAATCGGTTTTAGGTCGTTGGGGGTTGGGCGGGAGGCTAGGCGTCTCGTCGGTTGTTAATGATAAAAAAGAGAAATTAAGGGCGTCTCGTTGGTTACAATGGCTTGATTTAATCGTTCCCGTCGGAACAATAGGAAACTCCGTCGTTTTCCTTTTTGGATTTAAAAAACCCAATGCCGAGGGTGTCTTGGAGGCTACACCTGAAACGGCGTCGTTTGTCGTAATATCGCCAACGTCCCCGACAATACTCCGTCAGCTCATCTACGACCTGACACTCGATGAGTTACCGACGCTCACGAACGCTCAAAAATCGTGGTTTGAGGAATTTCGACGAGAGGCGTCGGCTAATATACCCGAGTTTTTGGCGGAAACGTGGGTTTCCAACCCTAAATACGATTACTTAGTACAACAAGCCGATGAATTGGAAATAAGCGTTCCTTTGTCCTCTCAAGGCAAAATACTAGACGGGTTTAATCCATTAAAAGCGAACTATATCGTGAAACTGATTTCGAGCGCCCACAAACGAGTTGANTTACTGAGGACGAGTAAACACGACGTTGAGCGTTTTTTTGAATTTGAGAACGGGAAAATTTCGGAGGTTGCCGACGACCTGAACGACCACGAGAATTTTAACCGTGCGCTGGCGAGAGTTGATTCGGCTCTCGAATCCATCGAGGCGCCAACGAACGGCGGGACAAATTGGGGCTTTTTATTGGACGATTTTTATTCACTTGATAAATCGGAACGACCCATTGTCGCTCGTTCCGACTCCGCAAAAACGGTCAGGACAAAAAACCCTTGACGTAATTTTGAGTAATTTGTCGAGGGAATCGGCGATTGTCAAAATAGCCGACGACCTGAAAATTCGATATACGGACGATGTAATTTGCGCTCTCGCTCTCGTGGTTGCGTTTGTAAAAAACGAGGCTCAGGCGGACAACAACGAGCCGAAACCGCCGAAACAACTAGCCGAGTTTGAATGGGTTGTGAACGATTTGTTTCCGCTACTCGAACCCGCTCAGGAGGTTGAAAAATGGGTTTTGAAACGGGAGACGTTTTGGACGCCTCGTCTAAAAACGGGTTCGATTTTAACTAAACGAGATTTGCTCAGAATCGCTAAACTCAATTTGCCTCGAATTAAAACCGCCTATGGTACAACGACCCGAAACTCACGAGGTCAAGACGTTTTCAAAGAGGCGGAGGTTTCTGAGTCTCGGCTCGAATTAGCGATTTTGCAAGTCGATAAAATAACACGGGACGCTCTATTGTCGAAAATGGAAAATGAGATTCGTTTCGACGCCGACTCAGAATTTACGGAACTTGACCGAGACGGTATCCCCCGTGCCGTTGCCGAAATCTACAAACGTGTTTTTCGGAAGCATTGGGAGATTAACGCAAAATCAAAAATCGAACACAAATTGAACAAAATTATTTTGTGGCAAATAATGTTCCAAATCAAAAAATCGGCATTTAGAACGCTGACGGAACAACAAGCGACGGAGCGGATTTTCGCCTCGTTAATGTCAACAAAAGGCAATCTCGGAAAAGGGGTTTTTGTTCGTTCGTTTTTAAGTCCATTTATTGGCGCTCGTTCCGTGGCGCTCGGCGTGGACGCAAAAAGAATTTTTCAGGATGATTTTTCGGGCGGGATTTTCGACTCGAATGTTTGCGTCCAACTCGACGAAATGAGTTTGGACGAGGACGAGCATTCAATTTCTAGGTTCAAGGACTCTGTCACAAAATGGACGTTTGACGCTAGACTTATGCACTCGGAAGTCATTGAGTCGTTTACGCAACGCTCGACGTTTATCGCAACGCTCAACTACTCACTCTCGACTATTTTCGGTTCGTCCTCGGATGACGACGGCGTGACACGCCGAGTTTGGCAATTTGAGTTTTTAGCTGACCCCGTTAAATGGGAGAAAAACGCCGAGGGCGTCCCTGACGATTTAGATATTACAAAATTGCCGTGGGTTGAATACTGGCGTGGGATTGACGAGAACTCAAACGCAATGCCAAAATATCAATTTCGAGAGTTGCAACAAAAAATCCGTGACAAACAGAGCAAAACCCTAAACGCAAATTGGCTCGACGCA